TTATGACAACGAGATATTTCTTTTAATAAAGTTTTATCTTTTGTTTTTTGATATTCTTGTTTTGCTTTAAACTCTAAAGTCTTAAACTTAACCCTATCATTATACATACTTTCCATAAGTCTAGGTAGAAAACCTGGACTATCTGTTTTAAACATAGCACCATTTGGTGTAATACAAGCACCTTCTGTTTTTAGATGTGTCAACGGTGTCGCATGATTTAACAATCTATCTACAGAAATGCCTGATGGTTTTACACCAATGATTTTCTCTGGTGATATATTATACTGCATAATTAAATGTGGATATAGAGAGTTAATGTCAAACGAAACAATCCAGTTATGCATGCCTGTGATTGGGTCTTTTACATAAGCGCCATCGTACTTATCTTCCTTAACATTATCTTCCTTAGGTGGTATCATTATATTATCTTTTTTTAGATAATTGTAAATCAACATATCCCACATTCTAACTTGTGAAAATACATCTGTATAATTTACTTTAGCCTCATACGCCATGGTTAAGACTAGTTCAATTAGTTTTAATTTGTCTTCTAGTTGGTCAACAATCTCAACATCTTTAATATTATAATCAATAAATGATTGATAGTCTTTTGTATACCATTCTCTAAATGTATCGTAAGGGTTATCATCTTTAGGTAAACCAAGTTCTACTTTACCAATATAGTCAAGTTTATAACTTTCTTGTTTAGTAGGTATAAACTTTTGATACAAGTCTAGGTAATCTAACATAGAAATACCAAAGATAGCATAATAAGTTTGAGGCCGACCTCTTACAACTATGGTTTCTCTTTCAACTAAATTCCAAGGTGAAAATCTTTTTAATACTTTTTCATCTACTAGGTTTCTAATACGATTAAACAAATAAGGTATGTCAAAAAATTTAGTATTCCAACCTGTGATTACATCTGGATAGTTCTTAATCCAAAATTTCATAAACTCCATAATCAAAGACTTCTCTGACTTACATCTTATATAAGTTACATCTGATCTATCTGTTTTAAACTCACCTGTACCCCAAGTTATGATTTGTTTATTAGATTGATTTTTTACTGTGATCGCTAGTAATTCTTCTGTTGGATTTTCTACATCAGGAAAACCATTTTCCGCACTACACTCTATATCAACTGTAAATATCTTTATTGCGTCTTTGTCAAATTGTATATCTTCAGGATATTCGTTTGCGATATATTGATATTGGTATCTATCCATACCATACAATGGTGAGTTATCTGTATTATAACTTCTTTTAAATTCTCTTGCTTTTGATATACTAGGAAATTGTATTGGTTTTAGTGTTTGACCTTTTAGTGTTTTAAATTTAGAATCTTCTTGTGAGATAGCATACAAAGTAGGACTAAAGTCTATTTTGTTTTTGTATTCTTTACCCTCGTGGATACCACGAACAAGTAACTTACCTCTATGTTCAATAACGTTTTTATAAAAATTCATAATCTAATTTTTGGTGGAGCATAACAGAGTCGAACTGTTGACCTCCTGAATGCAAATCAGGCGCTCTCCCAACTGAGCTAATGCCCCTATAATTTATGATTGTCCAGCAAGTGTGCAACCAAACCATCGTGTTTCTTTTCTAATTGTATTTGACAAGCTAATCTACTTTGCATACGATCATAACCTTTTTCATACTCAACCAATTCTGTCTCTGGTGAGTTTAAAGGTGGTTGTCCTACAATGTGTGTCCAGTTTCTATCTATAATAACATGACACGTTGCACACGCACAACAACCAGAACAGTCTGCTGGTATTTCTTCTATGGATTGATTGGCATAATCTCTTGCCGCCTCCATTAAAGTCATACCTTCGTCAACTTGGACAGGAATCTTTTCCTCTCCTCGTATAAAGTAAACTGTTATCATTAAAGTTTTGGTACTGAATTTTCTGTAATTAATCCAGGTTTAGATGTTATAATTCTACTCGTATTTTGTTCATACGATTTTAATATATCATCTTTTGGGTCAGTCATAAAAACAATTTTATCTTTTGCTAAAGTAATTGTTTCACTCTTACCAAACGCATTATACAATGACATCATCAATTGTATTGGTTGTCCTGGCGCTGATTGTTGTGGGATTATAACAAAAGGTTTATTTAAACTCACACCTTGGTCATTCTCACCTACTTTAGCGATTACATCTTCGCCAGTAGTCAATCTCATTATCTTCACTTTATCCATAATAACTCCTATATATGTGTTCTATTATATCATAACTTGACGTATCTGTCAATGTTAATCTTTCTCAAAGCCAACCTTATCTTCTTTACCGTCTTTTTCAACAGGTTTTAGTCTTTTACTCAATACAAATGTTCTATTAGGGTTGATACTAATATTCATCAATCGCATTAAATCTCTATTTACAAGTAAGTCAGAGCCTGATCTAGGTCTTTGGTCTAAACCAATCTCCACATCTTTATATGTAAAACCATTAAATGTTAAGTCCATTAATATAGTTGGTCTAATCTCTGATGGTTCGTTTGTAGCGTTTGATCTAAACACTTCACTTTTTCCGTGTCTAGGTTTACTATAAGTTTTACCATCATACTTCCATTTAACAATCTTACCATCTTCTAAAATTTTATCTGCGTGTAAAGCACAAGCCTTTGAGCCATTACCAGTATCAAACTTAACTCTTACTTTACCTACTTCATCTAACTCAACAGTTTCTAACCAACCACATTCTATAAGTGATTGTCTATCCCAATGAGCTCTATCTTGTATATGATCTATTACATTTGACATCATTTTCTCACCATCTATTCTACCAGCTGGTTCAGCGTCAGCGTAATAATCTCTATGTTGATAACCTTCGTAATCAGCTCCTGATCCAGGACTACCATTAATCTCTAACAAGTATGGTTTGTTTTTATGTATGATATGGTCAACACCTACCATATAAGCTCTGGATAATCTAGCCGCTTTTAATACTAATTCTTTTTCTTCATCACTTAAAATATATGGTTCTGCCTCAGCACCTCTATGTGTATTTGATCTAAAGTCATATGTACTATGTACTCTTTTTGTACTAGCAAATATTTTGTTATCTACCACAAAAGTTCTTACATCAAAATCACTAGGCATGTATTCTTGTATTAGTAATTCTGCTTCTAGTTTCCACATCGCTTGAACAGTGGCCACAAGACCTTCGTAACTTTCTATTTTGATAACGCCTACGCCTTGTGTTCCTGTTAGTGTTTTTAGTATGATAGGGAATTTTCCACCTACCATATCTAAAGCAGTTTTAATATTATTTTCATTAGATACAAATGCTGTTTTTGGAGTTGGTATACCAAACTTCTCAAATAACAAAGCAGTTGTTAGTTTATTATCACAAGTCAACATCGCTGCTCTTGTGTTTATCATAAATGCTTGTGAGTTTTGAAATGATGATATTAAAGAAAGGCCTGCTTCATCTTCTAATGCGCCACCTCTAACTATACAAACAGTATCTCTACCTACAAATGTATGTTCAGCATTTTTACCATCATAATTATAGACAGTAAGTGTACCTTTGTCTTCATCTTTAGCTGTGATAATTGTTGATTTGGTATTTACGATTATACACTTTATACCTTTTTTCTTACAAGCTTTTGTTATAAGATCAGCAGTAGTGTTTTCTTTTGGGTCTTTTGAATCTGCCACAGTTACAATAGCAACTGTCATAGGTTTATCTTTACGACCTATATCTGTTTCTGTAATAAACTCTTTAAACTTCGGTACTTGCATTATCAGTATTATCCTTGGCTTCCACTTTTTTCCCTATATTATATTTTGCCGATAAGTTCCACTCTTTTTTTTCTTTAAAAGGTAATACTTTGATTTGTGATAATGGTGCTTTGTCTTCCGACTTTGCTTTATCCACTATATCAATTAAATTCCAATCTTGTAATAAGATAGAGATTGTGTTTCGTCTTTGAATATCGTTTTGTGTTAAAGTTGCTTTCTTACCATCTAACGCAAATAGTTCTTTAAAATGTGTTATGAAATATTTACCTTGTTTGTGTAATATGTGACAACTTTGAAATAATGTTTTATCTTTTCTACTTGCAACACCTATTCTAGTTAAAGTCTCTCTGATCTTTAAAAAGTCATCTGGTTGCTTTATTGTGACCTCTAACATACTGTCAGCGGACCAATTAATCGCTTCTTCGCTCATCTTGTTCTCCCACCTTTAGATAAGGTATTCTTAATTAGTTCAACTTGTTCCTCAGTAAGTATATTGAGAGCATCTTTTGCCTTCTCATTGCTGTATCCATAATACTCTTTTACATACTCTAAATTCTTCAACTTGGCTTGTGATAACCACTTGCCACCAAATCGCTTCTTTTTTCTAATACTATTTATGTAAAAATGGAATTGTATTTTTTTGTCTAGGAAGTGATAGCCATTCATTTCATTGGCTTGAGCAATACAGTCGTAGTGTACAGAAAGACACTTGTTTATTACAAAAGGTGGATATTTTTTAACCCAAGTTTCATCTGTGGTATCTAATAAATTCTCTTTTGTAAAATTAATTGCGTTTAAATAATCTCTCAATTCGTACATAATATTCCTTAATTAAATGTAAATACTGCAACAATTCTAATACCATAATTTGGGAAGTAGTGATAATGGTATTGTTTATCAAAACAAATTGCTTTATATTTTTTAGGTGATGATACTATTACTGGCTTCTTATTATCATCACAAATTACTGTATCACCTGGTGCTTCATTTAGATATAATATTACTTGTTTGTGGTCATAGTCGTGGTCTATATGACTAGGGCATTTAGAAATAAAACCATTATTAAATGTGACATTCACACCTATTCTAAAAACACTATGTAAAGGTACATTGTTTTTAATACAAAAAGATTTTAGTATATCTACAAAGTAATCTATTTCTTCTTGGTTATTTGTATGATATTTTCTTGGTCTATCTTTAGACAATAGTATATGATTTATGAAGTGATAACCTTGGTCGTCAGGGTTTACAGTAGAAGTGCCTAACTTAAATGACATCTTCTCACTATTTAAAGATTCTTCTAAATATGATTTTTGTTTATCACTTAAAAAATTATCATCTTCAACATAAAACATAATTATACCAAGATATTAAAGTATATCTTTTTCCTCCAACTTTTTCAACACTATGAGGTATCTTTTTACTATCAAAAAATATGAGATCGCCTGTATTAGATTCAATATATTCATCATTTATTTTAGTTCTACCACCCACATAGTCATCATTTAGATAACAAATACATACTGCCTCGTTCTCTGGTTTTTCATTTCCATCTTTATGAGTTGGTTGAAAAGTACCATTAGGCCATTGTACAATTTGTCCATAATTTAAATTTACTTTTTTTAAGTCTTTTAAATAATCAAAACATTTTTTTAAATGTATATCCTTATTATCAATAACTAAAACTTTTGTACCTCTATAATCAACTGCTTTATCATAATTAATTTTGTGTAATTCAATTAATTTTTCACACTCAATTTTTGACAAAAAATTTTTAATATGTATCACTATCTTTTTAAGTGTTTTTTGTGACCTTTATGAGAACCCATATAATAATCGCCTGGTTCATAATCCCAAACTTTACCATGGTGTCCTCTAATGTCAGCCCAAAACATTCTAGCTTTCACTATCAATGTTCTGAATAATGTTCTTTTTGCCATTTCTCTTATAACTCCCTTTACCCTTTTTAGCTTTCACTACGCTAGGTTTAAACTTCGGAGTTCTTACTTCTTTGGCAACAGGATTGGTTTTGAATATTCTATTCCAACTTTCCCTGTATTTGTCATTTGATAATCTACTTCTACCGTCCCACTTACCTGGCATAATGTTCTTCGTTTGTTCTATTTAGTTTATTTAAATTTACAACCTGCCATTATCTCTGTTAAACAAGCGACCATGTTGATCTCTTGGTCAGCGACAAACGCAGACTTGTATTGATACCCAGCAATAATCAATATCGCTTGAGGTACCGACTTCGCATCTAAAGAGGTATATAGCGTTTCATAGAGCGTCTTAAACAACGCTGAAGCCTCTTTATCTAGGTTTTGTACTACCCATTTTCTCATGTCATTAAAACGCTTCTCTTTAAGAAGTTTTACAAGTTCTTTAGTATTCGCCTCACCTAGATTGAATAATATACCACTATCAATTTTACCCCTTACGGAATATCTTTGTAGTTCGTTTATTGTTCTTCTAAAGTCAGGATAATACTTTTGAATTAACTCTGCTAGTACCTTCTTATCAAACTCTATATTCTCATCTTCAAGCACACCCTCTAGTCTTTTAAGAAAGGCAGTAGCAGTTTTAACTCTTTGACCATTTACAATTTTAAAATCAACTACCGTACATCTGGAGTGTAGAGCTGGTATGATTTTGTTTTTGTAATT